TGGACCGGCTCCGGTGTGCCCGGCGCATCGCTCACCTACCAGAACCGCGTAGACCTCTACCGGCAGCTGCTCGACACCGCACTCACACCGGTCATGAACCTCATTCAGCAGCGCCTATCGATGAACGACGTGACGCCGCGCGGCCACACCGTCAGATTCGACACCACCACATTCCTGCGCCAAAACCCGAGCGATATCGCGCAGCTGATTGCCACGCTTCGGCCCCTGGACGTCATCACCGTGGACGAGGCCCGCGCCCTGCTCGACCTGCCCGCCCTCGGCGTCATTGACCCGCCCTCAACCCCCGCAGTGAGGTCACTATGAACACCACCGAACTCGTCGCCGAATTCGTCATCGACGTACGCGAGGACGACACCGACGGCGACACCGTCGCCCGATTCCACGGCCGCGCCGTCCCCTACGACACCCCCACCACCATCTTCGGCATACGCGAATCATTTGCGCCCGGCGCCTTCGATCCGGCCGACGTGATCGGCAAACCCATCGCATACCGGCACGGTGAACCGATCGGCTTGATTACCGGCGCCGAAAACCAGGCCGACGGCCTCTACGTCGATGGCAGCATCGTCAACACCACACTAGGACGCGACGCCGCCACGTTGATGCGCTCCAAAGCATCCCGCGGCCTGTCCGTCGGTTTCTCCCCCGTCGCCTCGACCTGGTCCAAAGCCAAGGACGCCGTGCGACACACCAAGGCGCAGCTCCTGGAGCTGAGCCTCACCCATATGCCCGCCTACCCGACCGCCGGGGTGGCGACCGTAAGAGAGGACAACACAGTGTCAGAAACCACCATCGAGGAAACCACCGCGGCGGTGGTGTCCACAGAGGACGTGCAGGCCCGCGAGGCCATCGCACAGGTACGCGAGCAGCTAGCTCAGATCGAAGCCCGCGCACACGTCACAGAATCACTGCACCCGCTGGCTGACTATCGCTCATTCGGCGACTACGTGAAGGCCGTATTCACCGGGGCCGAGGAGCGCGCCCTTGAGGTGTCGAACCTCGCCGACGCTCCGGGCCTTGTGCCACCGGTGTGGTTGCGTGACATCAAGGGCGTCCTCGATCGCGGCCGTCCGTGCATTAACGCCATCGGCGGGCCGTTGAGCGCGGCCGGCGCAGGCATGACCGTCAACTGGCCGTACTTTGACGGCAACCTGGCCAACATCGTGGCAGTCCAGGCCGCCGAGAACGACGAAGTGAATTCCGTCGATATCGACATTAAGAAGGGCACCGCAACGCTGGCCACCTATGCGGCGGGTAACCGCATGACCATTCAGGTCATCGAGCGCACCGACCCGTCCTACGTCGATGCACACTTCCGCATCATGGTGGGGGCATACGGCACCGAGACGGACTACGCCTTTCAGGCCGGCTTGTGGGCCAACGACACGGCCGGCCTCGACTACGACTTTTCGGCCGACAGCACCGGCTCCAAGTTCATTGAGGCAGTGTGGGCGGCCGCCACGGACGTGCAGACCGCGACCGGGCAGCCAGCCGAGGTCGTCTACGTGAACTCTGCCGTGTACAAGAAACTCGGCGCCTGGTCCTCATTCCAGGCTCAGAACTACCCCGTCCAGAACGTGGGCGGCACGTTCGACGGCCGCACCGGCCGCGCTACCGTCATGGGCCTGCCCGTGATCTTGGCGCCGGAATTTGCGACCGATGAGACGGAGGACGCGATCGTCACGAACCGGGCCGCGTGCGGCTGGTTCGAGGACGGCCCCCGCACCATCAGCGTGGACGTGGCCGCCAACCTCGGCCGCGAAACCGCGATCTATGGCTACGCCGTGTTCGCGCCGTTCATTTCCGCCGGCATCGTGTCGATCTACAACCAGGCCTAAACCGCCAACACCCCCCACAGAGAAGGGCGCCGACCATGGCACTCGTCACCGGCCAACAGCTGGCCGACGCGTTGCAGCTTGATTACGCTGCACCGCTCGATGACGTGCTCGACCAGGTCGCCGACGCAGCCGACGACATTGTCGGCGCCCTTCTCACCACCGCCGCGTACTCCGCGGAACCCCCCGCATGTAAAGAGGCGGCCCTATCGGTCGGCGTGGAAATCTTCCAGGCCCGCACCGCGGCCGGCGGGCAAGCCCTGTCCGTTGACTTTCAGCCCGGCCCCTACCGGCTCTCGACCTGGCTGACGCGCCGCGTGATGAGCCTCATTGCCCCATATATGAACCCCGCCGGCATGGTCGGGTGATTCGTGGCCCTGACCACTGACGCGCGCACCGACCTGGCCACCGCCCTTGGCAGTGTCGGGCCAACGGTGCACGCCACCCCGCCAGCCGTGCCCACACCACCATGCCTCGTGGTGGCACCGGACACCCCGTGGGTATCCATGAGCCGCCTCGGGTCCAAGCTCAACTACCAGGTGCGTCTACGCGTCCTAATCGTGGTGTCACCGCGCACCGTTGACGCCGCCGTCACCGAAGCCGAAACCCTCCTCGATGACGTCCTGGCCGCGATCCCCGACGCGTACACCGTCGAATACGTCGGCCCCCCACTGATTACCGACACCGGGCCCCAAGGCTCCGTAGTCACCACCGAGGTATCCGTCACAGTTCACATGAAGGAGTAAGACATGCCCGCAGTTTCCATCACCGGCTCACAGTTCACGGTGACCATCAACAGCACCGCCCGCACCGATCAGGTCATTAGTGGCACCATCACGATCACCCCCACCGTCGTGCGTACCAAGACTCTCGGTTCGGTTGCGTTCGATCAAACCGACCTGAACGGCAGCGCGGAAATCGAATTCCTCTACGACGAGGACACCGGCATGTATAACGCCCTCGAGGGCGCGGCCGCCGGTGGCAGCAGCGTCGCCCTCGTGGTTGATGGTGGCGCCGGCACCTGGACCGGGAGCGCCGTCTACATCGAGGAGCTGTCCATGGAGGTGGCCGCCGACGGCGTCGCCACCTGCTCCTGCACCTTCACCGGACCTATCTCGTTCGCCTGATGCTGCCCGACCTCCTCGTCAGCGTCGATGACGGCCCCGCCCAAATCGTGCGCGCAACCATGGCCGCACTCCGCAAAGCCGAAATGGCCTGTGGTGGGAAACTCACCGACGCTAACGAGATCGACCTTCAAATGGCGATTTGCTATTTCCAGCTCAATGCGCCAGCTGACGGCAGCATCCAGGACGTACGCGAATGGGCCGACGCGGTTGACCTACGGGTATTGGCCACCAGGACGCCGCCAAACCCTACGTGGCCGGATCGGTAGGCCGGCTGATTATGACCGTGAGTGCAGCACTCGGCGAACACCCCGACCGGATCCAAGAACTCGAGCCGGCGGCGTTCTTCGCACTCGCCCAGGAGGTGATCGCATGGCGCGCACCAATTCGGTAGACGCCTACGTCACCGGCCTGAACGAGCTGCTACGCGACCTGCGCGCACTCCCCAAGGAATACCAGGACAAGCTACGCGACGCCTCCCAAGACATCGCCTCCCGCTACATGGTGCCCTCATGGCAGGAGGCCGCCCTCAACGGTGCCGGCCGCTACGGGCCCGCGATCGCCGGCAGTGTCAAAGCGAAACGGGACCGCATCCCGGCCGTGTCGATCGGTGGCGCGCGCCGCGCGTTCTCCGGCGGCGCCTCCCCCACCATGGTGCGCTACCCGTCCGACTCCGGTGTCACCAACCCAAAAACACCAGGACCGGGCGCGTTATTCGGTGACGGTGGCAAATGGATCCAGCAGGCCCGCGGCTACATCACCCCAGCCATGCAGGAATGGGGCCAAGCCGTCGAGCGTGTGTGCGCGGACTTTAACCGGGGCGGTATCTGATGGCCGGCCGCACCCTCACCGTGTACCTGGCGGCCGACACGGACAAGTTCCGGCGCGAGATGAACCAGGCGCAGCGCGAGATGGGCAGCTTCCAAGGCGCCGTAGGCAAATTCTCCGGCGCCATGGGCGGCCTATTCGTGGGCGCCCTAGCGGCGGCCGGCTACGCACTCGGAAACTTCGTTAAAGACTTCGCGGTGGACGGCATCAAAGCCGCCGCCGAAAACGAGGCAGCGTTCGCCAAACTCACCAAACAACTGCAACTCTTGGGCCTGGAAACTGACGCGCCCCGCGTAGACACGTTCATCAACGCACTGAGCAGGGCCGCCGGCGTCGCAGATACCGAGCTTTATGGCGCCTTCACCAATCTGGTCCGCATCACCGGCGACACCAATTATTCGCTCAGCCTGCTCGAGACGGCACTCGACACCGCCGTCGGCACCGGAAAACCGCTAAGCACCGTCGTGGATGCCATCGGCAAGGCCGCAGGTGGCAGCGCCGGCGCACTGTCACGCCTGGTGCCCGAACTGAAAGGAATAGGCGACAAGGGCGCCACCGCGGAGGAAAAACTGCAAATTCTCTCCGACAAGTTTGAGGGCCAATACAAAACAGCGGCCGAAACCTACGAGGGCAAAATATCCCGGCTCGGCATCGCCTACGACGAACTGAAAGAATCATTCGGCACAGGATTCCTCGAGGCATTAGACACCGCCAACAACAAAACCGGCGACTACTCCAACACCATCCAAGAGTTTGAGCCATTCGTGAAAGAACTTGGCAAACGATTCGGCGAGATCATCACCGCGCTAGGCATCGTGACTAACTTCGTTATCGATGCGAAGGAGAAGTTCAACGACTGGCACGAAGATCTGACCGGCCTAAATAAGTTTATCGTTGACGTACTGCTCAAAACCCTGTACGCCATGGTCAACCCGATGGACGCCCTCGTTGGGGCAATCCAGACCGCCATAGATAAATTCCGTGAGCTCCTGTCCCTCATGGGCCAACAGACCCCCGCCGCCCCCAACGGCCAAGGCACACCAGGCCGGCCGTTGCCTTCCACGCGTAGCGCCGCCCGCGTGACCGAGTCATCAGTGGGTACGGCGATCTACCGCGTCCTAGCGAACACTGACGCCCGGAACGGGTACGTAGCGGGGGCGGTGCTGTCATGACCGTCACCGCTGTCCGCGTCAACAGCACACCGCTGAACCTTGACGACATTCCCTACTCCGTCACCGTGTCGCACGGGCGGAACGACATCACCAGTGGGCCGCAACCAGGTCTAGCCCAATTGGACCTATTCATCACCGGCCAGGCCACCATCCCGGTGAGCTTGGGTGACACCCTCGAAATAGACGCATACTCCACCACCAGATTCACCGGCACCGTCTCGGATCTCGTGCTCGAGCACATGCCACCCGCGCAGGACGCCGACCCCATGACCCGGCTCACCATCACCGGCATCGGCCCACTGGCCCGCCTAGGCCGGTTGTATGCCGGTGAGTCAGGATTCCCGGCCGAGGATCTCGATGTGCGGGTAGCCGCGATCCTCGACACCACCGGCCTCACCTACGTTGCCGAAACAGACCCGGACATAGCCCTGAACGCCTACGACCCGAACTACGACACGGTCGCCTCACTCTTGGCTGAGCTGTGCGAGTGGACCGGGGCGACCGTCTACGACATGCCCGACGGTTCCGTCAGGTTCGAGTCCTATACGCGCCGCGGCTACGACTACAGCAACGCGATTTGGTCCGACTACATCACCGAAACCTGGGATGACCTGCTGGGCACCTGGGCGAACCAAACCAGCGCCGGTAGCGCCGCCCCCACACCCGTAGAACTGCCGGCGGGCTCCGTCGTGTGGGAACCGACCTGGCAAACCACCGCCAACACGATCCTCAACGACGTCACCGTCACGTACGGCACCGCCGACCCGCAACTGACCGAACAGGTCACCGACACCGCCTCAATAGCGTTGTTCGATCGGCGGGCCGTCGAGCTCGAAACCGGCCTAGCCAACGACTACGACGCCACCCGCCGCGCCCAGCTCGTCATCACATCCCAGGCCGCGGAACGCTGGCAGCTCGGGCAAGTGACCGTCCTACTTGATGAGCTAACCGCGGGGCAGCGCACCAGCGTGCTTGGACTGAGGGAAGGCGGCCGCGTTCTCATCACCGGGCTACCGCAACCGAACCCGCAAAACACCGCCGAATTCGTCGGTGTCGTCGAGGGCTGGACTGATCAATTCGTGGACGGATTCCACACAACCACGATCAGCCTCTCGGATCCGCGCTACTCCTACGCCGTCATCAGCTGGGCCGATGCACCCGCCACCGCGACATGGGGCGGGGTATCGGTGACGAAAACGTGGGCCGACATCATCCTGCCGGCCGACCTCGAGTAAAGGGACAACCATGCCAAACACCACCTACGGAACCCCGTACGCGCAATCGAGCGACCTGGTCAGTAACTGGCCCGGTGTGTCCTCGAACGTTGCCGACCGCATTGATGACGTGTCATTTAAGGGCAACGGCCTGAACGATCAGACCGGCACCAGCTACACCCTGGTTCTAACCGATGCCGGGAAAACCGTCACGCTTAACAATGCTGCCGCCGTCACCGTGACCATTCCAACCAATGCGTCAGTGGCCTACGAAACCGGCACCACAATCAGCCTGACCAATAAGGGCGCCGGAGTAGTAACGGTGTCACCGGCCGGCGGCGTCACACTCAACAACTCCGTAACGCTCCCGCAGCACAACACGGCCTACATCCAAAAGCTGGACACCAACACTTGGGTCATGGTGACAGCCCCGGCACCAGGCCTAACGTTCATTACGTCGTCTACGTTTTCCGCTGTTTCTTCTGTGAGTGTCAATAACTGTTTCACGTCAACGTATGACAACTATAGAATCACCTTAACGTTCACTGCCGCGTCAACTGACCTGAATGTGCGCTTACGCTTACGTGCATCAGGAAGTGACAACTCGACCAGTAATTACGACTCGCAGTTACTGTACGTGACCGGTACGACTGTGACAGGACAACAGAACACCGGCACAAGTGGCAATACGCAATGGGGTCTATTCGGAGGTTTCGAGTCCGATCAGCCAACGGCATCACACATGATCGCCGACATCGTTGGCCCGCAACTCACTTCCTACACAAAACTCAGCGGCACAGCCGTGGTACTAGGCACAGCTGATGGATTCACATACAACATGCTACTAGGAAATATGTTCAAAGCCACTACCGCATTTGATGGATTCAGTTTGCTAACTTCAACTGGCACCATTTCCGGCACTGTTCGCGTCTACGGATATAGGAATTCCTGATGACCATTTTGGAAATTTGGGCAGACACCGGCGAAACCATCGAGCGCGAACCAACACCGGAGGAAGTCGCGCAACGTGCACAGGACGAGGCCGACGCCGCAGCAGCCGCCCAGGCCGCAGCTGACGCAGCGGCCGCCCAGGCCGCAGTAGCCGCGGCGGCCATCGCGCACGCCAAGTCGTTGGGATTCACTGACGAAATGATCGCCGCCATGTACCCCAATCTGGTGTTCCCATGACCCTCGAAGCTGCCGGCACCGTCGTAGCGATCGGCGCCACCATCCTGGCCGGCCTGCTGTGGATGATCCGCGCCCAAGTGTCAATGCTGAAGGAATTTCGACCCAACGGCGGGCAATCCATGCGCGACCAACTTAACCGCATCGAGGCCCGACTCGATAACCACATCGACAACCACCAACGGGGCCGCACATGACAAACACGTTTGGTAAATGGTTAGCAAACACACCTGAGGGCACAGTGCTCAAGGTCGCACTCGGCGCGGCATTAGGCGCGCTATTGGACTGGGTAGTGACCGCCGAAGTCAGCCCGCTGATCGTCGGCATTACCGCGGCCATCGTGCCCGTGCTCATCAACTACCTCAACCCCATGGATGGCAGATATGGCACGGGCGCCGACAAGCATTAACGGGTGGCCGGTCCTTCCTCGAGGTGACCGGCGCCTAGCTACAAAACAGATTCCCGGCACACGGATCCGTATCACCGCGCGGCGGGAAGTGCTGCCGTACCTGGTGGGCCTGGCCGTGGACTACGCCGACACCATTGCCCCACTGATTGCCGGCGAGGTCGGGGCCTACAACTATCGACCGAGCCGCGTGAGCAAGGCCTGGAGCAACCACGCAAGTGGAACGGCCATTGACATTAACTGGAGCCATGAGGGCGCCCAGCGCCTGGTGAACAAGAAGTGGTGGCAGCGGCGCCGCACCGCCCTCAATGCGCTCAAGAAGAAATACAAGCTGATGACTTGGGGCGGTGACTGGTCGGACAGGTATTACGACCCGATGCACTGGGAGCTGAAGCGCGGCACCTCGGTAGCCCAAGTGGAGCGGGAAATACAACGTCTCGGGCTAGAAAATTTGGCCCCAAAGTCCCCAAGTGAGCGCACGAGTCACGTTAGCGACACGCCGTAACGCCCCGGTACTGGACGAATCCAGGCCGGGGCGTTACGTTGCGGGTGTCGAAAACCTGCGGGACTAAGCCTACTGGTCGGGGTGATAACGCCGACTAGGGATATTATGTCAGATAATCCTGGCGTAAAAATCTAGGCCTACGTTCCGCCCCACGAGGGGAGGAAAAGTGCCACACATCACCGCATTCGCAAAAGCCAGCACCCCATTTGGGCCGATCGCTGGCAGGACCGCCATAACCGTAGTCAGCGGCGGCCAAGACCTGGCCGTGATCGAATTCACCGCGGGCCCCACGCCCGTCATGCTGTCGATCGGCGACAGCAACCTTCACGCCTTTATTGAGGCCCTGGCCGAGGTGTGCAATGAGCTGCACGCCCAACGCGTCAAGGCCAACCTGCCCGCCACCCTCGAGGTGGCGTCATGATCCCGGCGCGTCGCCTCCCCTGTCCTAACGCGCCGGGGGCGCGACGTGGGGCGGCCGCCTCCTTCAACGGCCGCCCCACGATCGGGGGCACGCCATGACCCTGCTGATGATTGCTGGAGCTTGCGCCGCCATATGGGCCTGCACTGAGCTGGTGCTACGGGTGCGCCGGGCGCGGTTCGATCGCCACACCCACCAGGCCATGAATCTGGCCCGCGCCGACGAGCTCGAGCGGCGCCGCCACCTGGCCCTGGTCAAGGCCCTGGGCGGTGAGGCATGATCGCCTCACTGTTGGCCGGCCTGGTCGCCGTCGCCCCCGCCGGGATGCCACCCGTGGACGCCTGCCATGTGCAGCCACGCAGCACTCACTGCGTGTTCGTGCAGCCGGTCAGTATGGAGATGGCCGCGGCCCGATCCAGGCAAGCCACGGTGCTTACTGGTTGGGGCAAGAGCCTGTACCGCGGCATGTGGTGGCGCCCCGAATACGCGCCGCTCAGGAAATGCATCATGGACCGGGAGTCCAACTTTCGGTACACGGCAAAGAACCCAACGTCGAGCGCATCCGGCGCCTACCAATTCCTGGACCGTCAATGGCGCCGCGGCCTGACCTACATGATGCTCGAGGAATCACGGCAAACCCGCGACGGCCTAGCCGCCGAGATCCGCGCGTTACGTGATGTGCCCATCAGGAAGTGGTCCCGGTATTGGCAGGACCGCGCGTTCTACACCGCGTGGCGGCACGGCAAAGGCGCGAAGCATTGGAATCCAACGGTGCCAGGTACGGGGTGTTGGTGATGAGCCGACGCATCGAGCTGGGCTTATCGGCGCACTCGCAAACCGTGCTCATTCAGAAACGCGATAGCGGCGGCATCAGCGTGTTCATCAGCCTGCCGCAATGTTCGGTGCTGCTGGAATGCACCGCGAACCAGGCCCGCACTTTGGCGGCCGCGCTCCTGGAAACAGCAAATGGCGGTAGCGATGACAGCGCCTAACGCCGAGCGGCACGTCAGTAAATGCGTCAGTTGTGGTGTGTGGACCATCAACCATTTGGTGTGTTACGCGTGCGAGGAACCCGTGCACCCGCAGCTGTGCCCGTGGATCCTGCGTGACTATCCGGCGTGCATGTGCACCGAAACTGAGCAGCAGTTAGCCGCGTACGGCTATTACCGCGGTCGGCAATCATGTTGGACTGCTGATGCGTGAAACCGACAAAGCATGGATGGCGCGCGCGCTGTGTCACGGCTCGGACCCTGAAACGTTCTTTCCGATCGCGCGACCCAATACCAAAGAGGGGTATAGGCGGGCCGTGAACCACGCCCAGGCGATCTGCCGCATGTGCCCGGTGATCGCTGAGTGTGCGGGCTACGCGTTCCGTCACGGGATCCGGTGGGGTGTGTGGGGCGGCATCGACATGGAGAACTTGCCACACCGTGACCGTGTGAGGTTGGGGGCAGTGTCGTGAGCCGTGATGACTACATCGAGGTCAAGGACCGCATAGCCCTGTTCGTGGAGAAGTACCCCAACGGTTCGCTCCAGTCCGAGTACGAAATGGTCACGGTCCTGGATCATCAGTGGTTGATCGTGAAGGCGTGGGCGTATCGGGACCCGGAGGATCCGCGGCCTGGCATCGGGCACGCCTGGGAGCACGTCCCCGGACGCACCCCGTACACGATCGGCAGTGAGCTGATGGTTGGCGAGACGTCGGCCTGGGGTCGCGCCTTGGCGGCTATTGGTATCGCCGTGTCGAAGTCGATTGCCTCGAAGGATGAGGTGAAGGCGGCCGGGAATTGGGAGAAGTCCAAGCGGGTACCTGAGGACGACTCCTTCTACAGCCCCGCGCCGGAACCGGCCGCCGCTGCATCAAGTGAGGACACGTACACACCCTCACCCGGCCGGTATGCGACACCGAAACAGCTGGGCCTCATCAAGGGTTTGGCCCGTGATGCGGGCTTCAAAACTGACGAGCAGGTCCTGGGCCTGGTGAATGCGGCCCTCACTGCGGCCGGCCTGACGCCGGTGTCAATGCTCGGGCAGCTGGCCCGCGTTGACGCATCCAAGGCCATCGAGCAGATCAAGAACTCCACCACTGTGGAGGGTTTCGTGTCTGGCGGGTAGCGGGGGCGGTGAGCCGGCACCGCGGCCGACGGTGCTCGAGCGACGAACCAACCAGGCGCCCGGCTGATCCCCGTGGTCTAACTCCCGTCGTAGGGCGGCTGCCCTATGCCGGATTGGGCCCCGGCGCGCGGAGTAGATGCGAACCCGACACGGGTGAGGAGAGCTGGGAGAACAACCACACCGACCACACCAGGCGGCACGGCGGGCCCCCAAGGCCCGGCCGAACCGCCCCACCACCAGGAGGCACACACATGGACACATTCGACACACACTGCAAACAGTCAGGCTGCACATGCGACCATCGCGTCTGTTACCGCGGCTGGATCGATACGCCAATCGAAACCACCCCCCCCACCACGACACCATGCCCACTCTGCCGGGAGGACCTCACCCGCCGACTAGCCCGACGCGAACGCGCCCGCGCAAAGGGCTACCCCATCGAAGCCCTCCACCGACTCATAGACGAACGCGACCATGCAGCGGCCTAACCGCAACACCCCCGCCTACCGCGCATGGGTCAAGAAAGTCCTAACCAACTGCGAACCTGTGTGCATCCGATGCGGGTACCCCGTCGATATGACCCTCCCCCCCACCCACCCCGAAGGCCCAAGCGCCGACCACGAACCACCACTATCAGTAACCGGCGAAGCCACCCCGTCCCTCGACGGCGCCGGCATCAGCCACCTCCGATGTAACCAAATCCATGGCGGCCTACTCGGTGCAGCAACGACCAACGCACAACGCAAACACCGCACCACCCCCCCACCCCCCCACCGAAGAAAAAACACCACACCACACGCACAAAAAAACGAAAACCAACTTTTTAGAAACGAACAAACGCC